CTTAAAAAATGCCCCGGGGGAAAAATCCCGGGAACAATTCCGGATGATCCGGATCAATCGAAAGGTACTGTCATGGCTGAACCCACTGAACCCACCGTCAATGAGAACAAAGCACCGGAAACCACCGCCCCCGCCAACTTCATCATGCCCAACCAGCACCTGATCGAACAGGTCATCGACCTTCGCCTCGCCGCTCATGCGAAAGCTGAGAAGCCGGCCGCCAAGACGACTCGCGCTGCCGCCAAGGACGCCGACAAGTCCTAAGTAGTACAGCCCATGTAGGCTTTAAACGGTACCTAGAGCTCCTAGTCTCCGGTCTTCCGGGTCGACCGTGAGAGACTTAGTTGTTCAAACAGGCAGTTGGCGCTGCTGAGCACTAGGTACCGCTTAAGGCCTACATGGGCTGACCACTTTTGCCTGTAGATGGAATGCCGGTTTAACTCATCGGAAATCTCATCTTACGACACGATCGTAGATTGCCAAATCACCAAACCGGCATTCTTTCCATAGGCAAAAACTATACCTAAACTACTACACAACTGCGTAGGATCTTCCCGAAAGGGTACTAGTTCTCACAATATGTAAGGCTCTTAAACCTTACACTCCTTTCAAGAGGCGGATTGCTCAGAATCCGTTCGAGACCTAGTGCCCTTTCAGTGAGATCCTACATAGCCTGACCACTTTTGCGTGTTGAGCTACATACACTTTTAACTTTTGCCTAACCAGCCACTCTGGCATCATCAAACACACTAACCACGGGGGTATCATGAAGAAATTGCTAGCCACTTTTGCCTTGGCCGCAACACTGGCCATTGGCGGAACCGCTTTGTCGGCTACGCCCGCATCGCTGACCACACCGAAGGCTGAAGCAGCCACCTACTCGCAGTGTTTCACGGCGATGAACGGTGAACGATGGTGCTACCGAACCGGATGCACCTTCTGGGAATGGGCTGGAGGATGCCGAGATGGTTGGGTTCGAACAAACACTTGGTACGCACGCGGTGCTCACCAAATCCTCGGCATCTACGCGTAACCCAAACACAAACTATTGACCTAAGGAGGTGAACCCCTATGGCGGGCCCCGGTCGACCAAGAAAGTCTTCAGCACTCGTATCTCAGTCTCGTAAAGTTTATGAGTCAGAGATTGAACCTGAAGAAAAGCCCCAAAGGCGAATGCCTCTTGCCCGAACACCAGAAGCACGAGAAGCACAACTTGCTGCTCTTGCTTATGACTTGGCTGAGAAGCAATTCCTAGATGGCACGGCCTCGTCACAGGTAACGGTTCATTTCCTTAAGGTTGGTTCAACCCTTCAGAAGCAAGAGCTTCAGAAGCTTAAGCAGGAAACACTACTCGTCGAGGCTAAGGTCAAGGATCTCGCCAATGTCGAAGAGATGAAGAAGCTCTACGTGGAAGCAATGGACGCTATGCGCGGCTATGCAGGACATGAGACAGGCGTGACAGATGACCCGAACATTTTCTGAGCTAATGGAGCTCACTTCCTTTGAGGATCGGTTTGAATACCTAAGTCTCAAAGGTGTAGTAGGCGAATCCACATTCGGATTCGAACGCCACCTCAACCAGAAGTTCTATACCTCGAGAGAATGGCGTCTGACTCGTGATGCTGTCATAACTCGTGACTACGGTTGTGATCTGGCCATGCCCGGCTTTGAGATCTACACCCGGATTCTTATTCATCACATGAATCCCATCACTCCTGAAGACATAGTGCACGGTAACGTGGACATTCTTGATCCGGAGTATCTGATCTCCGTAACCCACAGAACCCACAATGCAATTCACTACGGCGACAAACATTTACTGGCACTACCAGTTGTTGTACGTCGTCCCGGTGATACTCGTTTGTGGGGAAACCAAACACTAAGGAGCGTAGCATGACCTTTTCACAGCTCATCTCGGGGACCATTCCCCATCACAACAAATTCTCTTCACGCAGCGGTACTGCAGTAGCCCGAGTCATCCAGCACCACCATGCTGCAGTCTCCGATGCCGGCACACGCCGTCTGACAGACCCGAATGCTCCGGCATCCGTGCACTACAACATCCTGAGCGACGGCACCATCTGGGGTCAGGTTCCGGAAGAGTACCGTGCATGGACTTCGGGCAGCTTCGCCGCTGATGCTCCGGCAATCACCTTCGAAGTCCAGAACAACGGCGCGCAGATCAACGGTAACGACAACGATCCGGGCTCATGGTCCATTTCTGAAGCAGCCTACTCTGCGGTTGTGGCTCTGCTTGCCGACATCGCCGTTCGTTATGGCTGGGGCGCTGTCTCCACGGGCAACTATCAGGGTCACCGTCAGTGGAAAGCAACAGCTTGCCCCGGCGGAAATCTTTGGTCGCTCATGCCCAAGACTCGAGACTTCGCCAATGGCTACATCAACGGTACCGCACAGCCGATGGCTACTCCTCCCACTCCTCCCACCGAGAGCAAGACCGTTTGGCAGCTTGCCGACGAAGTCCTTGCTGGTCTCCACGGCTCCGGAGAGGCACGACGCATTTCTCTTGGTGGGAAGTTCGCTGAAGTGCAGGCTGAAGTCAACCGACGTCACGGTGTTGGTGTAGCTCCGGCTGTAGCCAAGACTCTCGACCAGTTGGCCGACGAAGTCATTGCAGGAAAGCATGGAAATGGCGATGCTCGCCGTGCCGCACTGGGCAACCAGTACGACGCAGTTCAGGCAGTCATCAATGCTCGCACTGGTGGAGGTGGCGTTGCTCCTCAGGGACCAAACATCGCCTTCCTCGCCGATCAGGTCATTGCTGGCGCCTATGGTTCTGGCGAACAGCGCATCGCTATCCTCGGTGCGAACTACCGAGCCGTTCAGGCTGAAGTCAATCGTCGCATCAACGGCGGAGTCAACATCAATCAGCTCGTTGAAGAAACCCTTGCCGGTAAATATGGCAATGGTGACGCTCGGCGGGCTGCTCTTGGTGCTCACTTCAATGCCGTTCAGGCAGAGATCAACCGTCGTTACTCATGAGCAGCGGAAAAATTGCTGAACTATCGCTTAGGGCTGTTGCTCTAAGCATAGTTTGCGCCATTATCTGCTACATGCTCTTCGTACTTGCAATGTGGGTGGTCGCTATCGTTCAGATCGCGATCTTCATATTTGTGACTATTGCGGAGGGGTGGCCGGTTGGGTGACGACAGTATTCTCGACGTAACTAAGCGGTTGTGTATGCTCGATCCCGACGATACCTCATACGATCTCGAGATCATCACGCACATCAACACCGTATTCTTCGTACTCAAAGGATTGGGAGTAGGGCCTGCAAATGGCTTCTCGATCATTGATAAAGCGGAGACTTGGTCACAGTTTATTGGAGAAAGTGAGATTCATGCCGTCAGAACCTACATGGGACTGAAGGTGCGGATGTTATTCGACCCTCCGGCAACTGGACCAGCCACTGCAGCCATGGAACGCCAAGCCTCCCATTTGGAATGGTTGCTTAACATCGATGCTGAGGGGGTGAAATGGGAACAAGCACAGCAGACGTACTTGCTGAACACGGTATCGGAATAGACGAGGAAACTCTCGAACATTACGGTGTGCCGGGAATGAAATGGGGTAAGCGGAGGGCAGCTAAGAATGCTCGAAAAGCAGATAATGCTCAGAGGGCTGAAGCTCGCGCTAAAGTTAAGGACATGAGCGATGACGATCTTAAATCGGCCATCAATCGTCTGAAACTGGAGAAAGAGTTCAAGACGCTCAACGCTCACCAAGTTTCTGAAGGGCAAAAGATCGTGGGTGACATCCTCAAAGATGTCGGCAAGCAGTATGCCAAGAACTACATCACTAACTCACTCAATTCGGCTACCAAGCCGGGTGCTTTGGGTAAGATGAAAGCGGATCTGCTTACAAAACCGATCGCAGCAGCTCCGAAACCGGTTCTGCAATTCAACAAGACGTTTACCGGACGCATCTAGAAAGGAGGGTTGGCGATGGGACTATCTAACACAGCAACACCTATCTACTATGGCAAGTTTCGAGAGAAAGTGCTTAGTGGAGAGATCCCAGTATGTCGAGAAATCGAAGCTGAGATGAACCGGGTTGATGCTCTCATCGCCGACCCTCGTTACTACTATGACGACTTGGCGATCAACGGCTTTATCTCCTATTGTGAGAATGAGCTAACACTAACTGATGGATCTGACTTTCACATGCTTGATAGTTTCAAGCTTTGGGCTGAGCAGATCTTCGGTTGGTGGTACTTTGAAGAAGAAAGCGTCTACATCCCTTCCCCCGACAACCATGGTGGACAGTTTGTACGACAATCGGTAAAGAAGCGACTCACGGTGAAGCAGTATCTAATCGTGGCTCGTGGCGCAGCAAAGTCAATGTACGCCGAGTGCATTCAAAGCTACTTCCTAAACGTCAACACTACTACTTCGCATCAGATCACTACAGCGCCAACAATGAAGCAAGCTGATGAAGTCATGTCGCCCTTCCGAACTGCAATCACGCGCTCGCGGGGACCACTGTTTAGGTTCCTTACTGAGGGATCAATACAGAACACTACCGGCAACAAGTTGAACCGGGTCAAGCTCGCGTCAACGAAGAAGGGTATCGAGAACTTCCTTACTGGATCACTCCTCGAAGTCCGACCCATGAAGGTGGACAAGCTACAGGGTCTCCGACCAATGATCTCTACGGTCGATGAGTGGCTCTCTGGTGACGTTCGTGAAGATGTTGTCGGCGCAATTGAGCAGGGTGCTTCTAAGCTAGGTGAAGGTAACTATCTGATTGTTGCCATCAGCTCAGAGGGGACTGTTCGTAACGGCAGTGGCGACACTGTCAAAATGGAACTAGCCGACATTCTCAAAGGTGATACCTATGCGCCCTTCATCTCAATCTGGCACTACAAACTCGATGAACTCGAGGAGGTGCCTGATCACCGCATGTGGCCAAAGGCTCAGCCGAACATCGGACTCACAGTTTCCTATGAAACTTACCAGCGAGATGTCGATCGTTCTGAGGCAGCACCTGCATCGCGGAACGATATCTTGGCTAAGCGCTTCGGAATTCCCATGGAGGGCTATACGTACTTCTTCCCCTATGAAGAGACGGAAGTCCATGACTATGTTCCAAACTACTGGAACCTACCTTGTGCTATGGGAGCCGACCTCTCACAGGGTGATGACTTCTGTGCCTTCACTTTCCTTTTTCCTCTTCGTAATGGAAGGTTCGGAATAGTAACTCGCAGTTACATCTCCGAGAACACTTTCTTTAAGCTATCTAGCGGTCCTCGTCAGAAGTATGAAGAGTTCATTGCCGAATCAAGTCTTCACGTTCTCCCCGGAGTAGTGCTTGACATGATGGCCGTCTATGATGATCTGGAAGCCTTCATTGAGAAGGAGCAATACGACGTTAGAGCTCTAGGCTTTGACCCGTACAACGCAAAAGAGTTCATCACTCGGTGGGAAACTGAGAATGGTCCATTCGGTATTGAGAAGGTGCCTCAGGGTGCCCGAACCGAGTCGGTTCCTCTAGGCGAACTTAAGCATTTGTCCGCTCGACGAGAACTCCTCTTCGATCAGACACTCATGAGCTACGCCATGGGCAATGCCATCACTATTGAGGATACTAACGGTAACCGTAAGCTTCTCAAGAAACGACATGACCAAAAGATCGACAATGTGTCCGCACTAATGGATGCATATGTCGCATACAAAGCGAATAAGGAGAACTTCGAGTGACCGCAGAAGTAGTAGTAGTAGTAGAAGACAATCTCGCACACTACGGTGTGCCCGGGATGAAGTGGGGTAAGCGTAAGAACGCTGCGCGCGTACAGAAAAACGCAATAATCGACGGTGCTCGTGGACGTCAAGCAGTCCGAAAGGCTGAGGTTCGAGGTCTTAGTGCCGAGCGAATCAATGCACGTACTGAAAAAGGTAAGGCGCATCTCGATCGAAAGATTGCTAACAAGAAATTCGAGATCGAGAACAACGATGACGCCGCGATCGCCAAGCAGCTGAAGACCAGCGAAAAAGTACTGAAGGGTGCTAAAATCGCAGCCATTATTGGCATGTCGGTAGTTGGTCTTGGTACCGCAGCCTCGATCATCAACAGCGAAATCAGTGCGCGTGAAAATGAAGGTTCGGGAGCAAGGCTCACCGAAGAATTCAAGCGGCAAGCTGAAGAAAATGGGAGTAGCCGTACGCTGAGTAGCAGCATCGTTACGCCCGGATACTCAATTGTCAACGGCAAGATCATCCAGTCGCACGTCTCTCCTGAAAAGGCGCTAGAACTTCACGATCGTGCCAACGGTCGTTGATTCCCAACTTCTAATTTACCCTCGAGAGGAGGTAACTTATGGGTATATTCAACCAACTTAAAGACGGCCTCATGCACGCAGCATTTAAATCCTTTGGTAAGGACGATGAGAATCGTTACGTATCTTGGGGTGGTGGTGCGGGCAGCTTCGGGGCAAACCCAAGTCGTACTCGCGCGCGTTCATCGGGAGATAAGACTGTAATCACAGCAATCTATAATCAGATTGCTATTGACGTCGCATCTCACCGTATCCTACACGTGAAAGTTGACGTGGAGACCGATCGCTATCTGGAAACAATGGCTAAGAGCGGCATCAATGACTGTCTGACATTTGAGGCAAACATTGATGAGAGTGCTCGAGCTTTTCGACAGAACATTGCGATGGCTCTCTTCGACACTGGCGTTGCTGCAGTGTGCATCATGGAAGCTGACAAAGATCCAGAGACCTCGATGTCTTACAACATCGAAAAGCTCCGTGTTGGTGAAGTTCGAGCTTGGTTTCCAAACCATGTTCGGGTTCTAATCTATGACGAAGAGACGGGTATCAAGAAAGAGCGGACCTTTCCTAAAAGTCAGGTTGCTATTATTGAGAACCCTCTCTATGCAGTCATGAATGATGAAGTGTCTACCCTAAAGCGGTTGACTCGTAAGCTTAGTATCCTCGATGCTATCGATGAACAGGCTGGTTCAGGGAAACTTGACATCATCATCCAGCTACCGTACGTCGTTAAGTCCGAGTCACGAAAGCTTCAGGCTGCCGCACGTCGACAGGACATGGAAGAGCAGCTGCACAACTCTAAGTATGGCGTAGCTTACGCCGATGCGACTGAGAAGATCACGCAGCTCAACCGACCGGCTGAGAACAACATGCTTGCGCAGGTGGAATTCCTAACCAAGCAGCTCTACTCGCAGCTGGGTATCCCTAAGGATGTGTTTGATGGAGTTGCCGATGAGCGGACGATGATTAACTATCACAACCGCACGATCGATCCAATCCTTACGGCGATCACTGAAAACATGGAGCGCAAGTTCCTGTCTAAGACTGCTCGCTCACAGGGTCAGAGAATCAGGTACTTCAAAGATCCATTCAAGAACATGGCGCTTAGTGAAATTGCTGAAATCGGCGACAAGCTTTCGCGCAACGAAGTTGTTTCACCAAATGAACTTCGTTCAGGTATCGGTCTAATGCCTTCTAAGGAAGCTAAGGCCGACAAACTGCAGAACTCCAACATGCCGAACGAAGACAATGTTGGTCAGGTCAATCAACCACCGGAAGCAACTCAAGAAAGGAAGGAGAACCTTCAAAATGACAGTAGCAACAATGCTGCCTGATTTCACAGGCTATGCAACTCGATTTAATCGAGAGTGCTCCGATGGTCGTACGATCCGCCACGGCGCGTTCCTCCATCAGGACAAAACTCAGGTCCCCCTCGTCTGGATGCACCAGCACGACAGCCCGGGTAACGTCCTCGGATATGCAATCCTCCACCACCGCGATGACGGCGTCTACACCGAAGCGTACTTCAATGAAACGACTTCGGGACAGGAAGCCAAAGAGCTCGTTCGCCACGGCGACATCAAAGCGCTTTCCATCTTCGCCAACAAGCTCAAGCAGAGTGGTGCCAATGTCGTTCACGGCAACATCACGGAAGTCAGCTTGGTCTACAAGGGTGCGAACCCGGAGGCATTCATCTTGGACGTCAACCTCGCCCACAGTGGCGATGGTACCGACGACATGTATGGAGAGGTAATCATCCACTGGGATGAAGCCCCCACCGTACCGGCCCTCGAGTCCAAGGAAGCAACGGTCCTCCCGTCCAAGCCGGCCCTCAGTTCGCTCGCTCACAAGCAGGCGCCTGAGACCGTAGCGGACGTCTGGAATTCCCTTTCGCCCCTTCAGACAAGGGTTATGCTCGCCATCATCAGCGATGCCGCAGGTAATGTGGCTAAGCACACCGATGATGACGGCATGATTCTCATCCATGCTGAAGATGGTGAGAAGATCGATGTTCAGGAAGTTATTGACTCGCTCTCTCCCAAGCAGCGCACCATTGTCAACGCACTCATCGGCTCTGCCCTTGAAGCCGACGACGAAGATGACAACGAGTCATCTGCCGAACACTCCGATGACTCCGATGAGTCCAAGGATTCCAATCTCCAGCACACTCAGGAAGGCACTGCCAACATGAACTACAAAGCATTTGACTCCAACTCCGGCGGCACGGCGGTTGCCGAGCGTCAGACCCTGTCCCACGCCGACGTCGAGGAACTCAACTCCCTCGCCAAGGAAAAGGGCTCCTTCAAGAAGGCCTTCGAGTCCTTCCAGCTGTCCCACGCCGACTACGGCATCGAGAACATCGACGTCCTCTTCCCGGACGCTCGCGTTTCCTCGCAGCAGCCGGAACTCATCTCCCGTCAGACGGAGTGGGTCTCCAAGGTCCTCGGCGCAACGAAGCACTCCCCGTTCGCCAAGGTCAAGACCATCCTCGCCGACCTCACGGCCGAAGAGGCTCGTGCCAAGGGTTACACCAAGGGTGACCTGAAGACCGACGAAGTCGTTGTGCTCCTGCAGCGCTCGACCTCCCCGGCCACGATCTACAAGAAGCAGAAGCTGGACCGCGATGATGTCATCGACATCACGGACATCGACATCATCTCTTGGCTGAAGTGGGAAATCCGCTTCATGCTGAACGAGGAAATCGCTCGCGCGGTTCTCATCGGCGATGGTCGTGCCGTGGGCAACAAGGACAAGATCAAGGACCCGCAGGGCCAGACCGATGGCATCGGCATCCGCTCCGTCGCCAACGACCACGAGCTCTACGCCCACAAGGTGCAGCTCGCAGCCAACGTGGCACCCGACGTGATGATCGATGAGATCACCCGCTCGCGTACCAACTACCGCGGCTCCGGTTCCCCGACCTTCTACAGCACCGACGCCGTGCTGACCGAGATGCTCCTGCTCAAGGACAAGATGGGACGTCGTCTGTACGAGACCGAAGCATCGCTGGCTGCGGCCATCCGTGTCAAGGAGATCGTGCCGGTCGAACCGATGGGCGAGGATGCGACTCTGATCGGCATCATCGTCAACCTGATCGACTACACGCTGGGTACCAACAAGGGTGGCGAAATCACCTCCTTCGAGGACTTCGACATCGACTTCAACCAGTACAAGTACCTGATGGAAACCCGCATGTCGGGTGCCCTGACCAAGCCCAAGTCGGCTCTGGTCATCCGTCGGGATGCTGGCGTTGAGGCCACGGCTACGGCTCCGTCCTTCAACACCAGTACCAACACGATCACCATCCCCGCTGTGACGGGCGTCGATTACGTCATCGACGGTGTCGTGCAGGCCGCTGGTCCCGTCGTGATCGAACAGACCACGGATGTCGTGGCTGAGCCGAAGTCCGGCTACTACCTCGCTCCGCTGTCGACCCGTAACTGGACCTTCAGCTACACCGCGCCGTAGTAGCACTTCAAAATGGCACGATTCTGCGGTGAGATCGGTTTCGGTACCCCAGTAGAAGTCGCGCCCGGTCGTTGGAAGGACGTCATCGTTGAACAAATATTCTTCGGTGACGTCCTTCGCAACGACATTAACTCCGAGTCTGGGGAAAAAGTTGTTCCGGACTTCACGTTTACAAATCGCATAAGCATTGTAGCTGGACGTGATGCGCTCAAAAGGCGTAAGCAGATTCGCTACATTAAGTTTGAAGATGACCTCTGGAAGATCGAAAGTATCGAAGTTCAAGAGCGTCGTTTGATCCTTAGCTTAGGGGGTGTGTATAACGGACCGACAGCCGCAGCTCCAGATTCTGCTTAGCAGTATTCCCGGAGTTAAGAAGGCCTACTTCGAAGAGCCACCTGCAAACATGATGGAATACCCGTGCATCCTCTATAAGTTGGATAAACGTGAAGCCCGTCATGCGAACAACGCTCCGTATCAGAAGTCGAAGCGCTACCAAGTTACCGTTATGGAGCAAGAAGGCACCAGCCTGATTCCCGAAGCGGTCGAAGATCTTCCACGTTGCTCCTTTGAGAGGCGCTTTGTGGTGGGTCAACTTTACCACGATGTATTCAATCTGTATTTCTGAAAGGAATCCCCATGACCGTACTTGAATGGGACAAAGTCAGCGAGAAGGTCTTCGAGACCGGCGTTGACAAAGGTGTCCTCTACATCCCCGACAGCTTTGGCGTCTACGCCGAGGGTCACGCTTGGAACGGCCTCGTCTCCGTCTCCGAGAGCCCCTCGGGAGCCGAATCCAACAAGCAGTACGCGAACAACCGCGTCTACCTGAACCTCACTTCGGCTGAGGAATTCAGCGCAACGATCGAGGCGTACACCTACCCCAAGGCGTTCGCTCGGTGCGACGGTACCGCGGAACTGGCTCCGGGTATCTACCTCGGCCAGCAGCGTCGGAAGACCTTTGGTCTCTCCTACCGCTCTCTCATCGGCAACGATGTCGAGAACACCGACTACGGCTACAAGCTCCACTTGGTCTACGGCGGCCTCGCTGCTCCGACCGAGAAGACCTACAGCACGATCAACGATTCGCCCGAAGCGGCAACGTTCAGCTGGGAAGTCTCCACGACTCCGGTCAACGTTCCCGGCTACGGCCCGTCCGCGACCATTGTCATCGACTCCACGGAAGTTGACGCTGGCAAGCTGGCCGACCTCGAAGCAATCCTGTACGGAACCGCTGGTTCCACCGCACGGCTGCCGCTGCCTGAAGAGGTTGCGGCTCTGTTCGAAGGTTCCGCTTCGGTTGAGGTTCGAGCAATCGCTCCGACCTACAACTCGGCCACTGACACCCTGACGGTTCCGACCGTTACCGGTGTGGTCTACAAGATCAACAACGAGGTCGTCGCTGGCGATGTCGTGATCGCCGAAGACACGATCGTGTCTGCCGTTCCGGCTCAGGGATACAAGTTCCCGGCCGTGTCCGACAACGACTGGTTCTACGACCACGTCGTCTAACACCCAAACGAAAGGAGATCAGGGAATGCTTGAACTCACTATACAAGGCGATGAAGATTGGGATGAAGAAAGCCAAACTTTCATCTACCCCAATGCTGTCACTTTGGAGCTTGAGCATTCCCTGCTCTCCCTTTCAAAATGGGAGGAGATTTGGGAGAAGCCCTTCCTGTCTCCTGATGAGAAGTCATCTGAAGAAACCATAAGCTACATTCAGATCATGTGTTTGACCCCAAACGTAGACCCGGACGTTTGGAAAAACCTTAGTCAGGCTAATTACAAGCAGATCAATGACTACATGGATGCGAAGCGATCGGCGACTTGGTTTACGCAACTCCCGGGAACCGGTAGAAGTTCGGCCAAGCGTGAAACCATCACTTCTGAACTTTTGTATTACTGGATCTTTACGTCTGAGAACATAGACGTCTCGGTTCAGGAGTGGCATCTCAACAGACTGTTCACACTTCTTAAGGTCTTCAATGAGAAGAATGCGCCACCTAAGAAGATGAAGAAGCAGGATGCTGCTGCGCAACGACGCTTGCTAAATGAGCAGCGCAAAACCAAACTTAACACTTCGGGATAGCCCGGAAGGAGGAACGCATGGCTGAAATTATCTGGGACGAATCAGGACAACGCTTCTTCGAAACGGGTATTGATCGAGGAGTATTCTACAACTCTGAAGGTATGGGGCACGCTTGGAATGGACTAACATCTGTAACTGAGTCTCCTTCTGGTGGCGAATCTACTCCGTACTACATTGACGGTATCAAATACCTAAATGTAGCTAGTCGAAAAGAATTCCAAGGCACCATCGAAGCGTATACCTACCCAAATGCCTTTGCCGAGTATGATGGCTACGTGCACGTTGGTCACGGTCTCGTAGTCGATGAGCAGCCCCGTATGCCTTTCGGTCTTTCTTACCGTACGAGAATCGGAAATGACCTCTCAGGTTCTGAACACGCTTACAAGATCCATCTGATCTACAACGTGTTGACCGAACCCTCGGAGAATGAGTTTACATCCATAGGCGATGAGATTGAGCCTGTGAATTTCTCATGGGCATTCAGCACCACGCCAATTAGGCCTCCCTCAGGTCTACTCCGACCGATATCTCACGTCGTTATCGACTCCATGAAGACGAATCCTACTCAGTTGATGTTTATTGAGCAGTATCTTTACGGTACGACATCCCGACCACCGACAATGCCTTCTCTTGATGAGCTGTTTAGCTTGTTTGAGAATCCGATGGTCACACTTATCATCCAGCCTGATCCAGTAACGGGTATTTCCCAGCTTACTGAATCGGATACGGTTAGGGGTGATCTTCGTGGTCGGCTCAATGAGGGTCTCTATTCTCGTGGAGACTTCTCACGCCTCTTCGAATCCACCACTGAAGGTATTTACAATCTGGAGTCCTAATGGTTAATTTTCTAATCTACCCAACCATAAATTCTGAGCATGGTTTTCCAGAAGAAGTAAACCGCGCAATTGCTGGGGCTCCCGAAACTTCGGAAGTAACATCAGCATTACTTAGTGATCCGGAAAATCCGATCAGACAACGTCTAGACACTCTGTACACAAACACCACGATATTTGATGGTGGTACACCCTAATGGCGTTCGACTATTTCTAACATGGAGTACACATGCCAAATTTCAATCGGCACCCTTCAATCGATGAAAATGATCGATTTGCTCAACCAGTCATTGATGCGTTGATGGACTCCGATGAGTTCACAGCTGCTGCAGCAGACCGCATCGCAAACGCTGAGAATCCTGTACGAGTCGCACTTGATGGCTTGTATATTTCTCTTTCGCCGTCCACAGTCATCGATGGTGGATTGCCCTAACCTGTAAAGGAAACTAACTATGCCAGCTTTGACAGTATTTCAGATGCGTCGTGGTACCGCTGCTCAGTGGACCACACAAAACCCGACTCTTGGGTCGGCAGAACCGGGCTATGAGACGGACACAGGGGACTTCAAGCTTGGCGATGGAATCCTGTCTTGGTCGGCTCTCCCCTACGTAGGCGCTGATAAGGCACTAGCAGGACATACGCACCTTGCTAGTCAGATCTCGGATTCGACGGCTACTGGTCGATCGGTCCTTACTGCATCCTCGGCAGCAAATGCACGAGCCGCTATTGGTGCAGGAACATCAGATCTCGTACTTGGTAGTACTGCAGGAACCGCTAAAGCTGGCAACTGGGTACCATCATTCTCCGAAGTCACCGGTATTCTGGGTACCAACCAGCTTCCTCCGTTGGCTATCAACCAGCCTACGCCGGTTGCAAGTCAGGCAGCTATGCTTGCCTTGGTTGCTCAGCGTGGTGACGTTGCGATTCGGACGGATATTGGGAAGACCTTCATCCTCGCCACCGACAATCCGGGCACAATTGGCGACTGGCTCGAACTCATCGGTACCAGCGATGTAGTATCTGTAGCTGGTAAGACTGGTGCGGTAACGCTTGCTAAAGCAGACGTAGGACTCTCCAACGTTGACAATACGTCGGATGCAGCAAAGCCGATTTCCACTGCCACGGCAACCGCTCTCGCCGGCAAGGAAGATACCATTGCGGTAGGAACTGTCTCCCAGTACTTGAAGGGTGACAAGACTTGGGCCACGCTAGATAAGACTGCCGTTGGTCTCAGCAACGTCGACAACACGTCTGATGCCAACAAGCCGGTCTCTTCCGCAACCAACACGGCACTTGCGGCCAAGGCTCCGCTTGCTTCTCCGACTTTCACGGGTACGGTTACGCTTCCGGCAACCACCAATGGACTCACGAAGTCCAACGTTGGTCTATCTAGCGTTGACAACACCTCGGACGTCGGTAAGCCGGTCTCTACTGCTCAGCAGACTGCACTCAACCTCAAAGCCAACCTTGCTTCGCCTACCTTCACGGGTACTGTGGTCCTTCCATCGACCACTAACGGTCTGAGCAAGACAAACGTTGGTCTGACCAACGTGGACAACACGTCCGATGCGGCAAAGCCGATTTCCACCGCCACAGCGACTGCTCTGGCAGGAAAAGCAGCCTCATCGCACACCCACACCACGAACGACATCACCACCATTGATGGAGGTACTCCTTAATGACTAAAATTCAAGTTCGTCGCGGCTCCTCAGCACAGTGGGCAGCCAGCGCGAACCCCATCCTCTCAGCTGGAGAGGAGGGATATGACACTACGGTAAAAGACAGTAAGATCGGCGATGGTGTAACGACATGGGCGCAGCTTCCATTCAGGAAGTCGGGCAAATATGCATGGGTTGAAGATTACTTCCCAGCTAACCGTGTTCCGGGCACCACTGATGACCGTGCGGCTTTTGAAGCTGCACGAGCTACAGGTAAATTCGTTCGAGCTGGGGAAACGACCTTCCATATCAGCCGTAGTCCTGACTGGGGCGACAATGCTCGCTTCAAGGGTGCTGGTAAAGGTAAAACCATCATCAAGCTGCTGGACACCGCAGTGCAAACCGCAGATGTCTGGTCGAATGCTAGCCTCACGGGTACAGTTCAGGGATATTTCTCGGACTTCACTCTTGATGGTAACTGCACGCGTCAGGGTGGTTTCGCTGATGGTGGCGGAGGCTCACAGGGGTCCTGCTTGGTTCTTAGGAATGTGAATCATTTCTATGTCGACCGAGTAGAAGCTATCAACCCCAACCAGCACTGCTTTGACGTTACTCGTGGCAGCCTGCAGTATGCCTATGGTGGCGATGGTGTGCTCGCAAGCCTCCGTTCTGAGAATGTATATTTCAATCAGGTTCAGGGTTCTAACTTTGGCGACGATGGATTTACCACTCACAGCTCGGACTTCGTACACGTATCGAACTCGGTATTCTTCAACCCTCGTAACCGTGGCAACTGTAACGGCATCGAGTTTGATGGCGATAGCCGCTTCTGCACCTCGACGAATAACCGAACCTTCAACTGCTATGCCGGCATTGAAATCAAGGGTCATGGTTCGGAAAGTGCTGCACAGGGTATCACTATCAACGGTCACATCGACACCGGTAGTGTTCGCTCGTACAACTTCCGCCACATCGGTTTCCACAGTGGTGCAGAGCCCGTCTCTGTATCTGCTAGGGACATCACGGCTACGAACCTCGTATCCATCTGGCCGAACAACGATGCGGGATTCCAAGATGACGCTACCCCAAGAGCGCTTGCGATCAGTGCATATCACAACGTCACGATTGCTGGATTCACAGCTATTGGTCGCGGTGATTACGATGACAATACCATCGCCATCTCGGTGCAGTATCGTGCTCGAAACATCAGCATCACAGGCATCAACATTCGAAACTTCTTGGGCGCCTTTGCCGATATCTCCATTACAACCGGAGACGTCGTAACTATTGGCGGTAACATCGAATACTCGGCTGATCGAGCCTTGTATGTTGGATCGAATGTTGAAACGGTCAACCTTGTAGGGTTCAATGCAACAGCACCTCTCGTAGGTGCTCAGCATGGACTTGATCTCTACAGCGAAATCTCTGCGAATGCTGTTCAGGAATCCTATGGTGTTAGTCTACGTGGCTATCCCAATCAGGTTCGGGCAGGCGGCATCAACTACACTTCATGGGCTCTGTTCATGAGGCGTATTCGGGACATTCCGGCAGGGATTACACGACTCATCGATCTGCCGCCGGAGTATACGTACTACGGCAGCTCTACGGTGATGAACACGATCACAGACCACCCGAGTATCGGTGGTGCGGCCATCATTGAACATTCCGATGTCAGTGATGTCTTCAAGCAGACGGTTACCCGTAACACTACGGGTGCTACGCTTCAGGCTCAGGCTTGGCGCATCTGTTACACCAACCTCACTAATGGTCCATGGAACCGAGTGGTTCTGGCAAGTGACGTAGCAGTTAGCGATACAGGCTTCCGAAACATCGGTGGCGCTGCCGCAATGACTGCTGGGTGGGTAAGTTATGCAGAAGACATCATCTTGGCTCGTGAGGGGAACATTGTTCACTTCTCCGCGAAGGTTGATAGCACGGCAGCTACGGCTGACGGCTTCATGACTCTCCCGCTTGGGTTCCGTCCGGATTGCCCGGACTGGTTCCCGCTAGCAACGTACAACTCAGTAGGTACTGGACGATGGGGGCGTGTCTCACCTGCGGGTGTTGTTTCGTGCTCACGACCAGCGCCGCTTGGCTGGCACTATGTTGCCGGAACGTGGAAGACGCGAGATGCGTGGCCCACCGTACTCCCCGGAGTAGCACGACCGTAACCATCAAAATAGGAGTTAAAGGAGCCGTTATGTCTGGATTTAAGATCGAGTCTAGCGGCTCCTTTAACAACCTTGAGCGTTATCTTTCGGCTATGTCTAAAGGTGACGTATTTTCTTCGCTGGAACAGTATGCCCGCGAAGGGGTCTCGGCACTTTCCAAAGCAACCCCTTTGGAAACTGGCGAAACTAGAAACTCTTGGAGCTATGTAGTTAAAAAGACCCGAGGGTCATACACGATAACGTGGACTAACGACCACAAAACTGCTGGTGGCGATCCCATTGCAATCATGCTGCAGTTTGGCCATGGCACTGGTACGGGCGGTTATGTTCAGGGTAGAGATTACATCAACCCCGCAATGAAACCCGTATTCGATAAGATTGCAGACAAGGCTTGGAAGGCGGTGACCTCTGCATGAGTAGTAGCATTGACGAGAGAATCGTCTCAATCAAGTTCAACAACAGCCAGTTTGAGGCTGGTATTCGAACGACAATGACCTCGTTGGATGGACTCAAGAAGAGTCTGAACTTCTCGGCGGCAATCACAGCACTCGGCAATCTCGATGCTGCTGGTAAAAAAGTCAACATGAAGCTCGATAACACGGGCTTTGATGCAAGTGTTAAGAACGTCGTGGACTCATCGAACAGGTTGAAGACCAGCCTCAAGTTCGATGGAGTAACCAAAGGACTCAACGATCTCGATGCCGCGGGTAAGAAGGTCAACCTAAAGCTTGACGCGGCAGGCTTCCAAGCAGGCGCTAAAGCTGTTGTAGATGCCGCAACCACGATCAAGCAGAACTTGAACTTTGAGTCTGCTCAGCGTGGGATCGGTAACCTTAAGTCTTCTGTCCAGAACTTCTCATTCCAGAGTCTCATCACTGGGTCTCAGAATGCCATGCGGAGTCTTGGAGAGCTTGACCTCGCAGGTAAAGCAGTAAACTTCCTACCCATATCTGAGGGTGCTGATCGAGCACACCAGAGCATTAGCGCTATGTCTGTGGCGGGTATTGCAGCACTTGCGGGTCTCGCATTTAAGGCTGCTTCGGTAGGTGCCGACATGGCTAAGTCGCTCTTCATCGATCCGGCTAAGTCTGGTCTGGCTGAATACGAATTGAACCTTGGTTCAATTCAGACGATCATGGCTAACACCCAGAGTAAGGGTTCAACACTCACCGACGTCAACGGCGCCCTTGATGAGTTGAATGCATATTCCGATAAGACCATCTACAACTTTGCTGAAATGGCCAAGAACATTGGTACATTCACCTCGGCTGGCGTAGGTCTGAAGGATTCAACTACCGCCATCAAGGGTATTGCAAACCTTGCCGCACTGTCTGGCTCAAACTCTGAGCAGGCTTCTAGTGCCATGTACCAGCTCTCACAGGCCATGTCCACAGGTAGCGTAAAGCTTCAGGACTGGAACTCTGTTGTCAACGCTGGTATGGGTGGTGAAGTCTTCCAGAATGCACTTAAGGAGACTGCTAAGAATCAAGGCACGAACGTTGATGCGCTGATTGCAAAGCACGGTAGCTTCCGAGACTCGCTGACCTCCGGCTGGGTCACCGATAAGGTTATGCTGGAAACTCTTTCTAAGATGACTGGCGACCTTACCGATGAGCAGCTTCGGGCAATGGGTTACAACGATGAGCAGATCAAGGGCATTCAAGCAATGGCCGTGACTGCTAGTGATGCTGCTACGAAGATCAAAACCTTCTCACAGCTCACTGGAACTCTGACTGAAATCACTGGCTCAGGTTGGGCGCAGTCGTGGAAGTACATCCTCGGTGACTTTGAACAGGCTAAGGTCATGTGGACCAGCATCTACAAAGTCATCGGCGGAATGGTTCAGGGTACGGCAGATGCTCGAAACAAGATGCTTCGGGAATGGAATGAAGCTGGCGGTCGTCAAGAGATGATCTGGGCTGTCGGCAATGCGTTCCGCGCACTTGTCGGTGTCCTCAAACCTGTACAGGAAGCCTTTAGAGAGGTCTTCCCACCAACTACAGGGCAGCAATTGTTCGAGATCACTAAGGCTATTCGCATCTTCACGGAAGCACTCCTTCCAAATGAGCATGTCGTTGGCCTGATCAAGAACACGTTCAAGCTCTTCTTCACAGTCATCAAAATAGGAGTAGACATTATCAAGGGGGCACTCTCAGTAGTGTTCGCCTTCTTCAAGGCCTTTGCTACTGGTGGTGATTCTATCTCCGGAAGCATGAAGCCCATAACGGATGCTCTTGCAGCCATCACGAAGAGTCTTCAGGAATCTAAGATTGTTGAGAAGTTCTTTGCTGCATTGGCAACCGCGGCTACAACCTTGGGTAATGTTCTCCGAACGATGGTTGGCTTTGTCGTTAACGTCGGGCTTGCGCTCTACAACATCATTGCCGGCATCGTTGGCGCTATCAGCTGGTTCGGTCTCATTGAGTTTGCTTTGGATGCTGCTAATGGAGCATTCCGAACTTTCGGTGAGATGATTCAGTTTGTACTTACCTATATCGACAACCTTGGCGTCGCTCTTCGTGAGGGGGCTAAGGCTTTCGTTAAGGGCGGTATTAGCGCAGCTATCGATGCCTTCCAGAACAGCCTGACTGCTATGGGTGATGTTGGTGAGATCGTGCTCACGCGCATCGAAGCTAGGCTTGCATCCATTCGTCGCTTTGCGGATCGTCTGGCTAGGGCTTGGGATCAGGTCATGGCAGTTCTTGGTCGTGTATGGGAAAAGATGCTTCCTCTTCGTGAGGCAGTAGCGGACCTGTTTGCAGACCTCAGTAATGAACTGAAGAACGTCTTCACCAACGTCAACTTCAATGACACGCTGGACATGGTTAACACTGGGCTTCTCGCAGGTCTTGTGCTGCTCTTCCGTAACACGTTCAAGAAGATGCTTGGTATGGGCGATGGGGTAAAGGAAGGTCTTCTGGCAAACCTTGATACGGCCTTCGAGTCGATCAATGGCGTGCTTGAAGGTCTTACTGGAACGCTTGAAGCTATGCAGCAGAACTTGAAGGCTGACACGCTGATGAAGATTGCTATGGCTATCGGTATCCTTGCGATATCTGTGGTCGCACTGTCTTTGATCGACTCCGGCAAACTGACAAAGGCGCTTGTGGCTATCGGCGTGATGGTGGTTATTCTCACCAAAGCGATGGAAGCATTGGACAAGATATCTATCGGGTCTGGCTTCCTAAAGATTCCATTCATTGCTGCGGCTATGATTCTGTTGGCGATCGCACTTGCTATTCTCGTTATTCCAGTAACACAGCTATCACAGCTTAGTTGGAATGAGCTTATCAAGGGTCTCGTAGGAACTATCGCATTGATGGTCGGCCTGTCTAAGGCTGCTGAGTCAATGTCGGCAAACCCTGCGGACCTTATTGCAACAGGCGTAGGCCTTATTGCGGTAGCGATTGCCATCAAGATCCTTGCTAGTGCTGTGAAGGATATCTCTGAGCTTAGCTTCGGAGCTATGATTCAGGGTCTTCTCGGTGTTGGAGCGCTGCTCACAGCACTCGCCATATTCAACAACATGACCAAGGTTAACAAGGGTTCCTTTGCTTCGGCAGCGGGCTTTATTCTCCTAGGTATCGCGCTGAAGATCATGGCTAGTGCTCTAGGCGACTTTGCCGCAATGGATACTGCTTCGCTTATTCAGGGCATGGGTGTTCTAGCTATTGTGCTTGCACTCATGTCTCGGTTCAGCAACACGATCAAGCCTGCGGATATCATGCAATCAGCAGCTGCGATGATCCTTCTAGCCTTCGCCATGAAAATCATGGCTAGTGCTATTGGTGATCTAGGCAGTATGCGATGGCAAGATCTTGCGCAAGGCATTGTCGTGATGGTTGTAGCACTGGATGCGATGAGTAAGGCGATGGCACGAGTACCTCCAAACATGCTCACGTCAGCGATAGGCTTCATGGCTGTTGCTGCTGCGATGAAGGTTCTAGCCTCAGCTCTACAGGACTTCGGCGGAATGTCGTGGGAAGAAATTGCTAAGGGTCTTACGGTTCTGGCGGCTTCTCTCTTGCTCATTTCCGTAGCCCTGATTGCCATGGAGGGGACCTTGACTGGTGCTGCCGCAATCCTGATCGTAGCGGTTGCGCTGGGCATTCTTGCACCCGTGCTTGAACGCTTTGGACAGATGTCTTGGGAAGAGATGCTTCACGGCTTTGCTGCCTTGGCCGGTATCTTCGTCATATTCGGTCTTGCCGGATTGGTGTTGGCGCCTATCGTTCCCATTCTGTTTGCTCTAGGTATCGCTATGGCAATGCTCGGTATCGGACTCTTCGGAGTTGGTATGGGTACAGTCCTATTTGCCGCTGGCATGGTGGCTATGGCTACCGCAGTCGTAGTTGCTGGGCCAATTCTAGTAGCCTTCGTTGCTAGCCTGCTAGCTTTGATTCCACTGGCATTGGCTGAGTTCGGTAAGGGCGTAGTCGCCTTTGCAGATGTTATTGGTGGGGCAATGCCGACGTTCTTGAACGCCTTCGTTGCACTGTTGACAACACTGCTTACGGCAGTCACTATCGTATTCCCGCAAATCATGTCAACGCTCTGGATGGTCATCGTAGGCCTTGTTGATTTGGTGGTTCGAGCTGTTCCGCTGTTCGTCGATGCTGGTATGAAAATCATCATCGGCATCTGGACAGGTATCGGAAACAACATGGGTAAACTCGTAGATGCGGCCGTCAAGGTTGTGACTGAGTTCATCGATGGTATCGCTCGAAATATCGGCAAGATCATCGACTCTGGTGTGAACCTCATCATCAAGTTCGTTGAAGGTCTTGCTCGATCCGTTCGTGAAAACTCGGATCGAATGAGTGACGCAGGGTACGACCTTGCTAAGGCGATCATCGACGGTATGGTCAACGGCATTGCCAAGGGTGTTGGGCGTGTTATCGAAGGTGCTAAGAATATGGCCAACGACGCACTCAACGCTGCTAAGAACCTCTTGGGGATTAAATCTCCTTCTCGAGAGTTCTTCGCAATTGGTAAGTTCGTAGACATGGGCTTCGCCAACGGTGTCGATAAGTATGCACATCTCGGTGTGAACTCCATCGAAGGAATGGGTACGACTGCTATGGGAGTGCTCAAGAAGACGATGGCAAATATCGGTACTGCTGCGGTAGCAGTCATGGACGTATCTCCGACGATTCGACCAGTGCTGGATCTTTCAGCAATTAAGCGAGACTCCGGTCTTGTAGCAGGAATGCTTGGAGTCCCAAGTTTGGCTGTAAGTGGCACGTACGATAAGGCGGCAACGCTAGCAGTGCAGGCACGAGCTAACAAGGACACCCAAGTTGCAGCACCTGAGGGAGCGGTTACTCCTTCAACAGGCGATACAATCACATTCATCCAGAACAACTCTTCGCCAAAGGCTTTGTCCAGAGGAGAGATCTATCGTCAAACCAAGAACCAGTTGTCCGTAGTTAAAAAATAAGAAGGAGCACTAAGTATGCTGACTAAGGTAGAAATCAGTACCGATCAGGGTGCTACATTGGAGCTCCTCTTGGGAGATCCGTCTAACGGATATCTCGTCAAAGAGATTGAGGGTCTAGACCCGGTAAAAGCAACGATCGTTTCGTCAAGTCGTGCGACCATGGATGGGGAACAATACCAGTCCAGTCGACGCGAATCTCGGAATATCCTGCTCAAGCTGGGTCTAGACGCTGATCAAACTACGGAGACTGTCAGGGCTTTGCGTAAGAGGCTGTATAGCTATCTCATGCCGAAGTCCAACGTGCGTCTGCGCTTCCATGTGGAGGAGGGGGATGGTGACGATCTGATCGTTGACATTTATGCAAGGGTTGAATCGTTCGATTCTCCCTCCTTCACAAAGGAGCCAGAAGCGACTATTTCGCTCATTTGTCACCAGCCAGATTTCTATGTACCCACCCCGGTGGTGCTTAGTGGAATGACGGTTTCGGACTCGACCGAGTTCATCATCGACTATGAGGGATCTGTAGAAACCGGTATTCTCATCAGCATGTTACTGGAACGCGACCTCTCTGAGTTCGTGGTACACCACCGACCTGCTGATGGAAGTAATCGAAGCTTGCAGTTCTCAGAGCCTCTTCTCGCTGGAGACATACTGGATATCAGTACTGTCTCTGGCCAGAAGGGCGCCATCAGAACCCGTGGCGGACTTCCAGAGTCTGTCCTTTATGGCGTCTCGCCATATTCAAACTGGATCACGCTGTTTCCGGGTGCGAATGCCATTCGCGTATATTCGGAAGGGGCTCCGGTACCTTTCCTGATCGAGTACACGACTAAGATCGGAGCTATCTAATGGAGTTGTATATTCTTGATAGTCGGCTTCGACGCATCGAAGTAATCGATCAGTTTGAATCGCTCATCTGGACGGAACGCTGGGGTGATATTGGTGACTTCGAACTCATCATTCACTCCACTCCTGAACGACGACGTCGACTGGTTGCCGACACCATGTTCGCCACTAACGATTCCGATCGTGTCATGGTGATCGAAACCGTTGAGAACTCTCGAAACTCGGATGGACTAGCGACACTCTCAGTCACTGGACGTACGATAGAGAAGATCCTCGACGATCGTGTAGCTACTGAGGGGTTTGCCGGGCTTACTGATAAGCCCGAATGGGTACTTACTGGTACGCCCGGCAATATCGCTCGTCACATCTTTCAAAAGATTTGTGTTGAGGGCATCCTCAGCACCGCAGACATCATCCCGTTCATCACTGAGGGAACTCTATATCCTGAGAACAGCATTACAGAGCCTGATCAGGTAATCACAATGGAGTTCCCGATTGCATCCGTCCACGAGTCGATCAAAGACGTGTGCGATATTTACAGCCTAGGGTATCGACTGGTTCGCAACCTAGACTTCAGTGAGCTGTACTTCGATATCTACACTGGTAGCGATCGAACCACACAACAGAGCTCTCTAGCCCCTGTCGTATTCAGCCCAAACCTTGATAACCTACAGGACATCAAGGAGCTATCCTCGGTGGCTACGTATAAGAACGTGGCCTACGTTATCTCTAAGAACGGAACTGAGGTTGTCTATGCTAATGGCGTAGATCCCTCGGCAACCGGCTTCAAGAGACGTGTGATGGTCGTCGACGCCAATGATATCGATGAGGCTATAACGGGTCCTGAACTGCAGACCATGCTGATCAACAAGGGCTTGGAAGAATTAGCAAAAAACCGGAGTGTGTATGCCTTTGATGGAGAGATCCCTCAGACGTCATCATATCTCTATGGCATTCACTACCATCTTGGCGATATCGTCGAGATGCGCACCGAAGAAGGCATTACGAATAACATGCGTGTAACAGAGCAGATTTTCGTATCAGATGCTGAAGGCGATCGATCATATCCGACATTGGCGCTAGACACGCTTATTATGCCGGGTACTTGGCAGTCTTGGGACTTTGGAGAAACGTGGTCTACCGCCGATGATGAGTGGGCCACCGCAGGACCTAGTTGGTAAGGAGGATAGAACATGGCAGTAGGAGATGAAGCAAGCTCCGCAGGATATCCAACAGTCCCTGATACTGGGGAAGAGGGTAAAGTTAAATGGGGCGCTCGAGAGATCAATCGAACACGAGATTTCATTGCGCAACTGAAGGTCTTCATTCCTTCAAACAAGGCCGCGGCTCGCACAGCATCCGGCATTAGAACAGGTACCAGCAACCCTTCTGGTGGCGAAGATGGCGATATCTACTTTAAGATTCAGTAGCTATGGCTGTCGGCACTTTTAGCGGTAACGGGAACTACAAGATAGATGTTGACGCAGCCTTTACTGGTCACAGTGGACTGTCATCGAATGTCTACTGGCGAATATACGTCATCAAGTCGAACACTACGGGTCACCGTGCTTGGGGTAACACGAACAGTAATGGTCGTGCAGACTCCAATCTAGGCGGAGCAAATGACCTTTGGTATAACGGCAACATGGAGTACAACTTCCAGAATAACTCTTTGAACGGCACCTTCCTGATTGCTGAAGGTACCTTCAACATTGGACATCGTGCTGATGGTACCCAAGAGTATTTTGTGACAGGGGCTCTAAATTTCATCAACCTCGGTTCGGCATCAGCTAGCACTGGTATTCGTTCCCTTCCACGCATTCAAACCGCCTCAGTTCCTCCAGCCCCTTCAGGCAAAGGCTTCGGCGCCATATCGCAAACCAATATTCAGTACTTGTTTCAGAATAATGGTGATGGCGGTTCGCCCGTCCGTGAGTGGCAAGCTAGGTGGCAAAATGCAACTCGTAATGGCACGTTGAATGAGTACTGGTCAAACGGATCTACTGATATTGGTGGATTGAACCCGGGTGAGCTATACAACTTCTGGTCTCGCGGACGTAATGATGTTGGCTGGGGACCTTGGTCTTCAGTGTCTTCAGCTAGAACAATCGCCGGAGCTAGAGTTAGACGTGAGGGTGAATGGCGACCTGCCGTCCCTTACGTAAAAGTCAACGGTGTCTGGCGACTAGCCCAGCCCTACATAAACGTCGATGGGGTATGGAGAAAGACAATATGAGAAAACCTTTACATCTAATAGTGGCACTACCACTCTACAAGATGGTCTTTTCAATCTACATGAGGATTGCCGAACCGCGAGTCAAACGACTGATCTACTTCGTGATCTATCTGCTACTTACGGCACTTGGCGCTACCTCAACATTTATGCCAAACCCCCGCATTGAACAACTCCTTGGAGGAATGACTTTGGTCTACCTCTTCGGTGGTCTCATTATCGTTGGGGCATTGGTTTGCCTGTTTTCTGTTCTTCCGGGAATATGGGTGTTTGAAAGAGCGGGCCTTGTCGCACTTGGTACTGGGGTAGTCTTATATTCGACCACCTTGGTCTTTCTTGGTGCGAGCATTGCAATCACCGTTGTTCCATTCATTCTCATTCTCATGTTCCTTCTTCGCTGGCTGGACATCAAAGATTATTTGTTAGCGCCTAGAAAGGGATAGCCATGGACGAAACAGTAAAGCAGGTCTTCACCTTTTTGGGGACAGCAGGTGGTGCAGCTTTTCTGGTGCTAATTGGCAAAGGTATAGCTAAAATCTGGACTGGTACTGCACAGCGAGAACGTGTAAAAACTACCAGCCTCGTAACACGTACTGAATCTGCTGAAAAAAAGAAGGATGACGCTGAGGCTGAAACTGAAAAAGAGATTAAGCTTCGCCGTAAGGCAGAGCACCACGTAGCTCTTCTTCAGCGTCAGATCGTCCTATTGGGTGCGAAGCCCACCGACAACGACTACGACAACTAGGAGTATCATGGCAGAACATGCCGCTACAAACACTGGACCGATCCAGTTGAATGATGCCACTTACGATGTGCTTCGGCGCTTCGTTGAGCTGATCATTCCGGGACTTGCTGCTTTCTATGCCGCAGTCGCCCTCATTTGGGGCTGGGGCTATATCGCAGAGGTCGCCGGTACAGCTGCCGCCGCTACTGTACTCGGAGGTGTCCTTCTGAAGTTTGCCCGTCAGGGATACGAACCTTCCAAGGAAGTTCCGCCGGGTGGTTACGACGGCAAGGTTGTTGAGGATGTTAACGATGAAGGACTTCCCGTTCTTCGTCTTGAACTCAACGCCACGGCCACTGAAGACATCATGAACAAGCAACAGCTCGTCATCAAAGGGTTTGACGCAGGCGCCTGAGTAGCGTTCGCAACGAATACATGCCCTATAATGAAGAACTCTTGAAAGGAGACTCTCATGTTTAAAAAAGAACACCCCAACACCGGTATGCAACTGGTGATTGACGCAGCAACCGCCGAACTCCTCAAGGAAAGTCCCGGTTCTGACAGGTACAACAAGATTGTTGAACAGATCGAAAAGCTTAACAAAGTCGCCGCTAGTAATAGAAGCGACAAAGTGAGCAAAGACGGTCTGATTGCAGTTGCGGGAAACCTGCTCGGAATCGGAATCATCGTAGGACACGAACGATTCGCCGTCATCACCTCGAAAGCCATCGGCTTCGTTGGGAAGTTCCGCTAGCATGGACCACACTACCAAGTAATTCAAAATGGGAGTCGTGTGTAAGACTTAAAACCTCTTACACACGGCTTCTATTTTTTGCAAGCGCAATCCCTACAAAGCCTCCTTTATTTTGCTTTTCTCAAAAACCCCGGGGGAGATTTCGGACAAAACAATCGCAAGTTTTACGTAGGCTATAGTGAGAACCCCTACTAACAAAGGAACCCCCATGAATGGCTATAAGAGAACTGTTATGACCATCGACAACGTTACGATCGATGACCACATCAAGGTATCTGGAGTCTTGTACCGCATTACTGCAATCGAAAAGATTGGTACTGCATACTTGATCCAGTTCCAAAATGTGCGTCGTCCGATCCTCAACGGAATGTTGACGCTCGAGACTAACACGCTTATGCATATCTGGAACCAAAAGTAACACTCAAGCTAGAAGACCCTACAAGGCCTTCTAGTTTTTGCATCGCAGGTTCTACGTATCCTATAGTGAGAACCCCCTCTATGAAAGGAACACCATGTCCCTGCAAGCCCTGAAGCTTACGAAGGAAAACCTCACCACCATCGCCGAAACGATCGGTGCCAACCCCGAATCACTCAAGATGCTCGCCGCCCAGCGCGACAAGTACATCATGTTTGAAACGATGACGGTTGTCAACGACCGCAACTGGACGATGATCGGTGATGTCCAATTCCGTCAGAACTTCGTGTTTACAGAACCTGAAACCAACCGCTTTATAGATGTGATATCCTCACACTAAAAGTCGAGGCCCTAACAAGGCCTCCTCTTTTTTTTCGCAGCCTTTACATGTCCTATAGTGAGAACCACTATGAAAGGACCATCATGAAACGACTGAGATTGTTTCGTAACCAACATAAGCATGAGGTAGATACCACTACCGCATACCTACTGTTCGTTGCGATCATGTCAATGTCTGCACATCTAATGGTGCAGTAATACTGATCTAGAAAAGAGAGTCCCCTACAAGGATTCTCTTTTTTGCTCGCAGAAATTACAAGGGATATAGTGAGAAGAAGACCCTATTAATCTAAGGAATAAATCATGAAAATTGTTGAAAACTTTTTTAACGCCCTGTTCATCAGCCTTGCTGTTGCAATCGTGTTTCTCGGAACTCTGTTCATCGCCAATGGCGGTAACGTAGAGATCACCGAGCGAAACGCGGTTACCAACGTAACCAAGCCGCTGACTGCCATGGTCGATATCAAGAAAGATCACCACATGTTTGCCAACGACTACGTCATCATCGACATCAGCTACAACAAGTAGCCAAGATGAGAATCCCACACGGATTCTCATTTTTTGCTCGCATGGATTACACGGGTTATAGTGAGAAAGAAATCACTATGAAAGGACTTAAAATGTTTAAGAACACCCGTCAGAAAGACAACGCTATGCTCCTCCTAGAATGGGAAACCAAATTCTACGGACTAGTCGTTGCTGCTGAACTGAACTGCAACAAGAAGAACCTCAAGTAACAACCCTCTAAAAGCGAATCCCACAAGGATTCTCTTTTTTTGCTCGCATAGATTACATGGGGTATTATGAGAAGAACACCTACCCAAATTAAGGAATACAATGAAAAACGTAAAGACCCTTGCCGCCCGTATCGCTGCCTCCGCCAAAAATGGCTGGGACAACTACACGGACCCCGACAAGATGGCTAACGAAAAATCGTTCCCCATGTTTCGAAAGAAGTAACCTCGAATAGGAGACCCTACACGGTCTCTTATTTTTTGCCTATCGCAGGAATTACACGGGGTATAATGAAGAAGTTAATCCCCTATGAAAGGAATCACCATGTCAAACGCCAAAGCCCCCCGCGGAGTTCGTTTCCTCGCATCCGTCGCCCTCGTGCCCCACGCCATTGCATCCCTGCCCAAAGCAGCGATCC